CCCAGGTGCAACAGGAGCAAACCGTCAAGGTATTGGTGCGCTACCGCACGGACCTGGATGCCACCTGCCGCCTGATGTGGCAGGGCCGGGCGCATGACATTACGGGCATTGTGCCGATTGGCCGCGAGTGGGTGGAAATCATGTGCCTTCAAGGGGTGAAAGATGGCCGCTGATACCGTCCAGGTCAAGGGCCTTGATGAACTCAAGCGCAAGCTGGCCGACGTGCCCAAAGCCATGCGCAAGCGTGTGCTGCGCAACGCCCTGGCGGCAGGCGCCCGCGAAGTGCGAGACGTGGCCAAGCGCAACGCCCCAGTTCTGACGCTTGGCACGTCCATGAAAGCACCCTACCGCAAGCCCGGCACCGTGCGCGACGCCATCCGCGTTCGCACCAGCAAGGCAGACCGCAAGGCCGGCGACGTGGGCGTGTTCGTCAACGTGCGCCCTGCAAAGGCTGCCAACCGTGGCGCCAAGAATCCGAACGATCCGTTCTACTGGCGCTGGCTGGAATTCGGCACAAAAAAAATGGCCGCGCGCCCGTTCCTGCAAAAGTCGATTGCTGCGCTGCCGAAGGCACTTGGAATCTTTGAGCAGCGCATCGCCAAGTGGATCAATGAGACTGACGCCGCCGGAAAGGCCATCCCATGAGCGCCGCCACCGACCTGCAGGCACTGCTGCTGGCCACCAGCGCCGTCACCGCGCTGTGCAGCACGCGCATCAGCGCCGACCGCATGGAGCAGGCCGCTGCCACGCCCTTCATCGTCTACACCGGCACCGCAGAGCCACAGCGCTCGCTGGACGGCACGATCCACGGCACGCGCACGGTGTTCGAGATCCAGTGCTGGGCCTCCACCCGCGCCGCAGCCGATGCCCTGGCCGCCGCCGTGATGGCCGCGCTCGATGCACAGCACCAGTACTGCTCCGGCCCGGTGGCCGGGTTCGATGCCGAGCTTGACCTGGAGGCCGCCCTGTTGACGTGTGATTGGTGGAGCTGACCGCCCGCTGATCCGCCCCTGTTCCGCAAGCCCGCATCGTGCGGGCTTTTTTGTTCCCCCGTTGCCCGCCAAGAGTGGGTTTTTTTTCGTTCCCTGAAAGGCAAATCATGAGCACTCAAACCGGCCGCAACGTCCGCGTGGAAATCGCGGCAACCTATGACACGGCCAAGACGGTCTCCGCCGTCACCAAGGCCAACCCCGGCGTGGCATCGTCCACCAGCCACGGCATGGCCAACGGCACCATCGGCTACTTCAGCGACACCACCGAAGGCATGAACGAGCTGGCCGGTGCCGCCTTTGCCGTGGCCAACCAGGCCACCAGCACCTTCGAGCTGCAGGCCGAGAACACCACCAGTTACGGCACCTTCACCAGCGGCACCTTCACGCCGGTGCTCACCTGGTCCACGCTGTCCACCGCCACCAGCTACAGCATTGGCGACGCCGCTGCAGACCAGATCGACACCACCACGCTTCTGGACCGCCTGAAGCAGTCCGAGATCGGCCTGCTGGCCTCGCAGACCGTCACCATCGAAGGCTTCAGCGACCCGCAAAGCGCCGCCGCCCTGCTGATCCACAACGCCGCGCTTTCCGTGTCGTATGTGGTCGTGCGCATCACCCTGAGCAACGGCGAGCGCCGCATCTTCCGCGGCATGCCCTCGCTGCCGGGCGAGTCCATGAGCGTCGGCCAGAAAGCCACCGGCTCGCTCACCTTCGCGGTGAAGGGCAAAGTCGGCATGCTGGTGAGCGCATGACCCCAGCCGAGCGCCTGATTGCCCAGATCAAGGCCCAGCGTCTGAGCTGGGTGGAGCTGGAGCCGGCAGCGGATGGGCGGGCGGCCAAGCGGGTGCAGATCACCCGGCCGCCCGAGACGGCCATGCCCGCCTTCGTTGCCAAGACCGATGATGGGCAATACACCCTGAAGGCGGAGATCCGTCACGTCAACGCCTATACGGTCGGATGGGAAGGGTTCATCGAGTCCGACCTGGTGGGCCCGGCCGGTGCGTCTGACCCGGTGGACTTTGCCCCCGAGCTGTGGCAGACGGTGGTGGCCGACAAGATGGCCTGGCTGCAAACGGTTGCGAGGGCCATCCTCGAATCCATCGTCAAGCACCGCGACACGCTAGAGGCCGACGCAAAAAACTGACCGCCCTGCTGGCCTGGCAAGCCGGCATTCAGTACGAGGGCGAGACAGAGCCGGACGGTGATCCGGGGCACTACCTGGCTATCCGCGCCTGGCGGCTGCTTTCCAACGGCATGGGCGGCATGGATTGGGCGGGCTTGCCGCTGGTCTGTGAAATGCTGGGCGTGACGGATGCCGAGGCGCTGATCTGCCGGATGCAGGTGATCCGCAACTACAAACCAAACGAGAATCAAGATGGCACTCGCGCAACTTTCGATTGACCTGATCGCCAAGACGGCGACCTTTGAGAAAGACCTCAAGCGCGCGGCCGATCTGGGCTCGCAGTTTGCCAGCGCCACGGTGGCCGGGTTCACCGCCATAGCCTCCGGCGCCGCCTCTGCGGTTGTTGCATTTGACCAGCTCGTCAAGTCCGCCGGCAACTTCCAAGACCTGGCGGAGCAGATCGGCAGCTCGGCCGAAGGGCTGGCCTCGCTGGCCGTTTCCGCCTCCGTGGGCGGAACATCCATGGACGAGGTGGCCGCATTCGCCACCAAACTCACCAAGAACCTGACCGGCGTGGATGACGAGTCCGACAAGGCCGGCGCCGCGCTGAAGGCGCTCGGGCTGGACATTGGCGAGCTGAAGGATGCCGATCCGGCCGACCAGCTGGAAAAAATCGCCAAAGCGCTAGATGGGTTCAAGGACGGCACCGGAAAGACCGCCGTCATGGAAGCCCTGGCCAAGGGCGGCGCCAGGCTGCTGCCCTTCCTGAAGGAGCTGTCTGCAGAAGGCGGCCGCCAGATCATCCTCACGCAACAGATGATCGAGCAGGCCGATGCCTACTCGGACGCCCAGGCGCGCTCACGCGCCAAGCTCGGGCTGTACGTCCAGGCGCTGGCCACCGAGGCCATCCCCGCGCTCACGGCCTTTCAGGAGGCGCTCACCGACACCGCCAAGGAAATACTCGGGCTGAGCCAAGGCACGACCTCGCTCAAGGCCAACGAGGGCGTGCGCGAGTTTGCCAAGGGCGCCGTCAGCGCGCTGGGCTTTGTGGTGGACGCCGCGGACGGAGTTTACCGCTCCATTTCCATCATCGGCAAATCCATCGGCGCCATCGGCGCGGCAGGCGTTGCCGTGGCCACGGGCGAATTCAGGGTGGCCAAGTCCATCATGACCGAGCTGGGCCGCGATGTGGACGCCACGCTGAACCGTGGGTTGTTCTCCGACAAGCTGCAAAAACGCCTGGCCGAGATCGGCACACAAACCGCCGCCGTGACAGGCAAAAAGGGCGTGCTGAAGTTCGACGGTGCGAGTGGCGGAAAAGACGGCGCCAAGTCGGGCAAGGAAAAGATCGACGAAAGCGCCACCGCGCTGGCGGCCTATGTGCGCCAGCTCGAATCCGCCACCGAGAAAACGCTGGAACTGACCGAGGTCGAAAAGGCGCGCATCTTCCTGACCACCCTGGGCACCACGGGCGAAGTGGCCCAGGTGCGCGAGCTGGTGCTGGGCATGGCGCAGCGCATCGACCAGGAGAAGGAATACATCGAGCTGCTCAAACTCAAGCGCATCGCAGCATCATCCGCAGGCGATGCCGTCAACGCTGAAAACGCCTGGTTCCAGGCCGCGAAGGATGCCACGCCCAGCGGCAAGCTGGCCAGGCAGCGCGCCGACATGCAGCGCCTGGCCGAAGGATTCACCTCTGGCGCCTTTGGCGACCCAGCCTCCATCGAAGCCATGAACGCCTACAGCGAGGCCGCCAGCACCATGCTGGGCAACATCAGCGAAGGCGTGGTCAAGGTAGAAGGCGACTTCGACAAGCTGGGCGCCACATTTTCAAGTTCGCTTGAGGATGCCATTGTCAACGGCAACGGCCTGCGCGCGGTCATCCAGGGCCTGGGGCAAGACATCCTGCGCATCACCGTGCGCAAGACGATCACCGAGCCCGTTGGTAACGCCGTATCTGACCTGTTCAAGGGCTTCAGCCTGAGCAAGCTGTTCGGCTTTGCCGATGGCGGAGTGATGACCGGGCGCGGCCCGCTGCCCTTGCGCGCCTATGCGTCGGGTGGCGTGGCGTCCAGCCCGCAGCTGGCCATGTATGGCGAGGGCAGCACGCCCGAGGCCTTCGTGCCGCTGCCCGACGGGCGCTCGATCCCCGTCACCATGAAAGGCGGCGCTCAGGCGGTCAACATCGTGATCCACAACACCATCGGCAGCATTGCCAGCCAGAGCGATGTGGTGCAGGGCGTGAAGGCCGTGCGCGCGCAGATCATCGGTGAGCTGTCGCGCGGCCAGCGCATGGGTGGGGCCTGGGCATGAGCACCATCACCTGGCCCGCCTCGCTGGTGCCCAAGACGGCCTCCCTTCGCCTGCAGACCGTGCAGCGTGTGCACGCCTCGCCGTTTGGCGGCTCGGAGCAGACGGTGGATCTGCTGAACGACCGCTGGATGCTCAGCCTCACCCTCACCCAGCGCGCCGGCTTCGACTGGGGCGCCAAGGCCGAGGCGTTCATCGCCGCCCTGCGCGGGCAGACCAACACCGTGGCGCTGTGGCACTTTGCCCGGCCCACCGTGCGCGGCACGCTGGCCAGCGCCACCTGTGCCTCCGTGGCGCAAGGCGCCGATGCGGTGGTGCTCACCGGCAGCGGCACGCTGAAAGCCGGCGACATGCTGGGCATCAGCGGCCTGCTGCTGCAGGTGGCCTCCGATGTCACGGTGGGCAGCGGCACCAGCGTGCCCATCGTCAACCGGCTGCGCACCGCGGTCTCGGGCGCGGTCACGCTCACCAAACCCACCGCCACCTTTCGCCTGATCGGCTCGCCCGGCGTGCAATACGTGCCGGGCATGAGCGATGCCGTCTCGCTGGACTTTGCCGAGGTGGTGGCATGAAGTCGCTGGCCGCCGGCACCGTCACCGCACTGAGCCAGGCCACGGTGCCCATCGTGCAGCTGGTGCACCTGGGATTTGCCACGCCCATCGCGCTGAACACTTCCACCTGGGACATCGTTTATGACGGCGTCACCTACCGCGGCGCCTACGGCCTGGGCACCATCAGCGCCGTCACTGACGGCCCCGGCGAGGTCAAGGGCCTGCAGTTCACCCTGTCGGGCGTGTCGGCCGCGGCCATCAGCCTGGCGCTTGATGGTGGCGATGTGTGGCAGGGTTGCCCGGTCACGATCCGAACCGCCATTCTGGATGCCAACTATGCCGTCACCGAAGCCCCGATTGAATGGACCGGGCGCGGCGATGTGTTCAGCATCAGCGAAGACGGCGACACCTGCACCGTCACCGCCACGGCCGAGAGCACCGCCGTGGATCTGCTGCGCGGCTCGGCCATGACCTACAGCGACGGCGACCAGCAAAGCCTGTATCCCGGCGACCGGGCTTTTGAGTACGTGGTCGACCAGGCCAACAAGCCCATCGTCTGGCCCTCCAAAGAGTATTTCCAGAAATGACCCTCGCCACCCCCGTTGAGCTGTTGCCGCGCCTGCGCGACTGGCCCGAGCGCCTCGATGCCCTGTTGCGCGCGCGCGCCGACTGGCCGTTCGTCTGGGGTGTGCACGACTGCTGCACCTTCTGCGCCGACGCGGTGCAGGCCATCACCGGCGTGGATGTCATGGGCACCTTGCGCCAGCGGTATCAGAGCGCCTTCGAGGCACTGGCCCTGACGCAGGAGCTGGGCGGGCTGCAGGCCGCGGTGTCCAGCGTGCTGGGCGAGCCCTGCAGCCCGGCGCTGTGCACCGTGGGCGATGTGCTGCTGCTGCGCAACGAAGGGCGCGAAGTGGTGGCGCTGTGCAACGGCGCCACCGCCATCGTCACCGGGCCGCACGGCCTGGTCGCCGTGGCCGCGCCCGAGGTGCTGGCCGCCTGGAGGGTTGTGTAATGCCGGCCTTCCTTGCTGCGGGCATTTCCGCGCTGGGCGCCTGGATGCTGGGCGCCGGTGCCGGCCTGGCCGGTGCGGCGGTCATGTTCTACGCCACCGAAATCGCCACGGCCGTCATCTTGGCCGGCGGTCTGGCCTACAGCTCCAGCCAGAAGAGCAAGGCCGCCCGCGCCGCGCGCGCCGCGTTCAACGCCGCGCAGGTGGACCGCATGGTCAACGTGGCCAGCTCGGTTGCAGGGCGCGAGCTGGTGCTGGGTCGGGTACGCAAGGGCGGGGCGGTGTTTTTCAAGGGCTCCACCGGCACCAACAACGACACCTTCGTCATGTGCCTGGCGCTGGCCGCGCACGAGATCGACGCGGTGGAGACGATCTATCTCAACGACGTGCCCGTCACGCTGGACGGCTCCGGCTACGTGCAGGAAGAGCCGTACAGGATGGCCAAGCTGGAGAGCGCGCAGGAGACGTTCTCCGGCAGCTCCATCGTGCTGGCGCATGTGCCCGAGGCCGCCAGCGTGGTGGTCACTCGACCCGCCTGGGACTACAGCGAGTCCGGCGGCCAATACAACACCATCCGGGTGGAACACACGCTGGTGGGCAGCACCGTGACCATCGGCGACGCGCTGGGCGGCACCGTCAGCTACCAATACAGCGCGGCGAACAGCAAGGTCAAGATCACCAGCTACCTTGGCACCAGCACCCAGACGGCGGATGCCCGGCTGGTCAGCCTGTTCCCCACGCTGTGGACCAGCGCGCACCGGGCGCGTGGCGTGGCCTACCTGGTGTGCGAGTTCACCTTCGACGAAACCGCCTTCCCCAGCGGCCTGCCCAACGTCACCGCCGTGGTCCGTGGCGCCAAGGTGTACGACCCGCGCACCGCCACCACCGCCTGGAGCGAAAACCCCGCCCTGCTGGCCCGCCACGTCATCACACACCCGCAGTTTGGCAAGCGCACGTCCATTACGGCGGCGGAAGATGCGCGCATCACCGCAGCGGCCAATGCCTGCGATGTGTCCACCGTCTACACCGTGGGCGGCGTGGCGCAGACCGCCCGCGCCCTGTACACCGCCGCCATCGTGCTGCCTTTTGGCGCCTCGGCGCGCGATGCGCTGGACGATCTGGCACAGGCCATGGCCGGGCAGTGGGCCTACGCGGCGGGCGAGTTCTATCTGCGCGCCGGCGGCTACACCGCCAGCGTGGGCACGCTCACCGACACCGACCTGGCCGTGGTCACGCGCGGCGCCGACGGTGCCGAAAACCAGAGCCCGGTGCAGATCACCACGCACAAGGCGCGCGACCAGATGTTCAATGTGGTCACCGCCACCATCTGGGACGCCGCGCAAGACTACAAGCAAACCACGCTGACGCCGCTCAAGGGCGCTGCGCTCATCACCCGCGACGGCGCCGAGCTGGTGCAGGACGTGAGCATGCCCGCTGTGGGCTACGCGCCGCAGGCCCTTCACATCGCCGGCATCATGCTGCGCGATGCGCGCGACCCGATGGCCGTTGCGCTGCCCTTCAAGCTGAGCGCCTACCGCGTGGAGCTGTTCGACACGATCAGCCTCACGCTGGCCCGCTATGGGTGGACGGAAAAAACCTTCATCGTGCTCGGGCGGGAGTGGTCGGGCGACGGATCAATCATCCTGACGCTGAAGGAAACAGCAGCGGCCATCTTCACCATGGATGCGGACTTCGACCCGCAGGGCGCGGCCGAAAACACCGCGCTTCCAAGCCCCTGGGATATTGACCCGCCGACCATCACATCCATCGCAGCGCGCCCGAGCGTGCTGTCGGACGGCTCGCTGGTCAGCGAGGTGCTGGTGACGTGGACGGCGCTCACCGCCGCGGCCGAGCGCGCGGGGCGCGTGGAGGTGCAGTGGCTGGTGCCTGGCTTCGAGATCCAGACCGTGAGCGTTTCCGGCGACATGACGCAGGCCGTTTTGCCCGGCGTGCCCGAGGGCGCGGTGATCATCGTTCGGGCGCGTGTGGTCACGGCTGTAGCGGTTTCCAATTGGTGCATCCATCAATACTATGAGGTGCCGCAGGCCGGCGTGGTGCCCGCGAACTACGACACCTTCACCGTCACCCTGGCGGCCAACAGCACGCGCATCTTCACCTTTGCGTACACCAGCACGCCCGCTCCGCCAGACCTGGCCGGCGCGGTAATCCGGTTCAAGAAAAGCGCCGTAGGAACAGAGACATGGGCCGGCATGGCGCCGCTGCACGATGGCGTGCTGACCAATAGCCCGATAGAAACCACGGCAGGCGATGCGGACGTGTACCGCTTCGCCATCAAGGCGAGAAGCCGCTCCGGGCTGGAAAGCTCGGACGCTTCCGTGCGGTACGTTGACATTGTTCTGCCAGCCATCGGCGGGGACCAGATCGTCGTTTCACTGACGACGCCTGTGTTCTCGGTGCCTGCGACCAGTGCGGGCGTGGTGACGACCTTCACCACGCAGACCGGCACGTTCCGTGTCTATTACAACGGCGTGCTGACCACCGCCGGGCTCACCTGGTCGGTGCAGTCGGATGCGAGCGCCACTGGCGTGACGATCAACCCCAGCACCGGCGTCTATTCGCTGGCGTTCCCCGGATCGCCTACTGGCTGGTGGACGGACAGCACGCCCAGCGCCACGGTGCGCCTGCGTGCCGCATTGACGGCAGACCCGACCGCATACCGCGAGGTCGATCTGGTGATTCAGAAGGCGATGGCCGGAGCGGCCGGAGCGCCCGGCACCGTGCCAGACTCGATCCGTCTGGACGCCTCGGTGCTGGCTTTCTCATTCGACACCGCGGGCACGGCCTACCCGGCTGCTCAGTCGTCGGTTATCACCCTGACGCGCGAGCCCGGCACCATTGCAGGAACCGCAACATGGAGCGCCACGGCGTTTGATTCGTCGGGCGGCCAGGTCGGCACCACGGGCACCGTCGGGCTGACCGGCTCTGGCGATTCCCGCACGCTCACCACGGGCAACTTCATCGCGCCCGGCGGCAGCTTCAGCAACAACGTCTACTACGTCAACGTCACAGCCACGCTGGGCGCGCTGTCCAAGACGGTGCGAATCATCCGCATCACGGACGGCATCGAGCCCATCCTGAGCTTCCTGACCAATCCGGCCGTGTCGCTCCCGGCGTCCAGCGCGGGCGTGGTCAGCAGCTGGGCCGCCGCCACGGGCGACTTCCAGGTGTGGCAGGGCGCCGCAGAGGTCACGTCCGGGATCACGTACGCGATCCAGTCCAACCCGTCATCGCTGACGGCCAGCATCAACAGCTCGACTGGCGTCTACAGCGTGACCGGAGCTGGATCGTGGGCAGACGGCAGCAACACGACCAGCATCACCTTCCGGGCCACGCACACGGCGAGCGGCGCTACGCGCGACGCGGTGTTCACGCTGACCAAGGCGCTGGCCGGCGGAACTGGCAGCGCTGGAGCGCCAGGCGCCGATGCTGTGGTGTACGAGATCGAGCCCTCTGTCAGCTCGGTGTCCCGCAACAACATCGGCGTGGCGACCCCGTCGTCGGTGACGTTTGCCGCCTACAGCAAGACGGGCTCCGCGGCGCGCGTGGCGTTCTCAGGCCGGTTCACGATCGAGACCTTCATCGATCCGACCTGGACCGGGCAGTACACCAGCGTTTCCAACGAATCGTCCACCACCTACACGGTGCCGGCATCGGTCACGGCCATCCGGGTCAAGCTGTATGCCAACGGGTCGCTGTCGCCGCTGTTGCAGCAGGTGACGGTGCCCGTCATCCCGGACGGCATTCGCTCGCCGATGACGCTGAACTCCAACAGCTCGGCCACAGCGGTGTATGGCACGGTGACCAGCGGCGCCGTGAACTGGACCGACGCCAAGGGTAACGAGGTGGTCTGGCGCAAGCTGGGATACACCAGCGCACCGAGCGCCACGCCAGCGGATTACCTTGTCAGAACTGACCTGGTGACGTTGTTCGATGCCAACCCGCCCACGGCCGGCGTGAAGCCTGCGACGCGCTACTGGACCGGCTCGGCGTGGGTTGACCCCGGCACCGTGATCGACGGCAACCTGCTGGTCAAGGGCACGGTGACACTGGACGCGATCAAGTCGGGCAGCACCATCGGCACATCGAATGTGAGCTTCGGGCTTGGGGTGTCGTGGGGGCCGGGGTCCAAAGTGTCGGGCGGCTACTTCCACAGCACGGCCCTTGACCAGTTTGCGTTGGTGTCCGACAACGTGGCGGGCGGATATTCGATGGTGTCGGCAACCACGGCCACCGATGATGCTGGCGCAGCTTTTGCCGGAGGAGGTGGGTGGACTGGCTACACCACATCGGGCGGCGTCACGACCGGCGGCACTTATGCAACGACAGGCTTTATCGCCACCGGCACAGCGGGCGGAATTTTCCGCTACGGATCGACGACCGAGGCGCTGCTGGGCAAGTCCACCGCAGCCGGAGTTTTTACCCAAGGCAGCTACGTCGGCACGCTGGGCGCCAGCAGCTACGCAGCCGAGTTCAAGTACGGCACGACAACCAATGCCAAGTTCGGCAACACATCCACCGCCGGCACGTTCTCGCAGGGCACGTACTACGCCACGATGAGCGGCGCCAGCTACGCCGGGTACTTTGATTACAACGACACCTATCGCGGCAAGCTTGGCACGTCGAGCTATGCGGGCCGGTTCGTAGCGGGAGCATCGGGCGCTGAAACGCGCGTCGTCTCGCTGGCGGACTCGAACTACGCGCTGAACATCGAGGCGGGCACGCTGAGGTATCAGTCGGTGACGATCGCCGCGCCGCCAAACGGCAACTACTACCTGAACGGCGACGGGGCCTGGAAGCAGCTTTATCTGGACGGGTCGACCGGGACCACTTCAACCTTCAGCGGATCAAGGCCCGGTGGAACGGGCGCTGGAAATGTGTGGCTTTCGTTTTATGTCGGATCAACCCAGATGTGGATTCCGGCCTGGTACGCCGCTTGAAAGGACCAACCATGAAAGTCGAAGACCGAGACCAGGTGCTCGCCGTCGTGCAGCAGATTTTGCAGGACAACGCCAACAACCGCCTGACCCTGAGCCTGGTGAACGGGATCATTGTCACGGCGCGCGGGCTGATACACGCCGAACCGACAGCTCCTGACGTGCCAGAGGTTACCCCATGAAGCCCCGCTGCTGGCTTTGTTCCGTGCTGGCGGCCATGTGCGCCGGATGCGGTAGTGGAGATTCCCCACGGGTAATCGAGTGGTACGGCGACAGTCTCACCTTCGGTAGCGTGGCCGGACACTCCGGTGAGCTGACACGGCTGCCCGTTCCGCCTGTGCGACGTGCGCAAGAGCTGCTTGGCGACTCGGCGCTTTGCGTGGACTTGAGCCTGCCCGGCGCCACCGTGCGCGACGCCCTGGACGGCGTGGCCATGATGCCCTTCGGCCGCTTTGCCGAGCATGTGGCCGCCACCCAGGCCAGCGTGCTGGTGGTGCGCTACGGCGGCGCCGACGCCCTGCGCGGCGTGGCCGTGGCCGACTTCGAGCGCGACCTGGCCGAGCTGGTGCGCCTGGCGCAGGCCGCGCACAAGCGGGTGCTGCTGGTGGGCGTGATCGCCACCCCCACCGGCGCCACCGACGATTTCGATCTGGCCGTGGAGCGCGCCGCCGACGCCCTTGGTGCCGGCTTTGTGGACGTGCGCGCCGTGCCCTACAGCTTGCCTGACGACCTGGCCGACGCGGTGCATCCCGCGCAAGCCTGGTCTGACCGAATGACGGCCGCCATCGTGCTGGCAATCAACGACGCGGACATGCTCCGCTGAAAGCCACCCGCAAGGAACAACAACACGAGCCACAGCGAGCCCACCATGAGCCTTCCTCAAGAACTTATCAACATTCTGGCCGGGCTGGCCTTCAGCGTGGGCGGCTGGTTTGCCCGCGTGATCTGGGTGGCCGTGCGTGACCTGGAGAAAGACCTGGCCCGGCTGCGCGAAGACCTGCCGCGCGTGTACCTGCCCAAGAGCGAGGCGCGCGAGGCGATCAATGACCTGGCGCACGAGATGCGCGGCAACTTCCAGCGGCTGTTCGAGATGCTGGATAAGAAGGCGGACAAATGATGAAGCGCCGCCCGCGCCTGCTACCAGACTGGCGCGACATCCTGCGCCGGGCGTGGTCAATCCGCCTGATGCTTCTGGCCGGCCTGCTGAGCGGGTGCGAAGCCGTGCTGTCGGCCGCGGGCACCGACTGGCTGCCCGTGCCGCGCTGGGTATCGTCGCTGATTGTGCTGGCCGTGATCGGCGCCGCGTTTGTCACGCGCCTGCTGGCGCAGCGTCAGGAGGACGACGATGGCCCTTGATTCACGCCGAACCACCATCGCCGCGCTGTCTGTCAGTGCCGCGGCATTCGTGGCCCTGATCGCGCATGAGGGCTGGACCGACCGGGCTGTGATCCCGGTGAAGGGCGATGTGCCCACGGTTGGCCCTGGCTTGACCAAGCGCCCGGACGGTTCGCCTGTGCAGATGGGCGACACCATCAAGCCGGTGGAGGGCATCACGCGCAGCCTGGCGCACATTCAGGAGTCCGAGACGGCGCTCAAGCGGTGCGTCACGGCTCCGGTGTCGCAGGTGGAGTACGACATCCTGGTCGATTTTGCGTACCAGTACGGAGAAGCAGCGACCTGTAAATCCGGCATGGTGCGGGCCATTAATGCGGGCGACTACGCCGCATCGTGCGAGGCGTATCTGCGCTACCGATTCGTGGCCGGGTACGACTGTTCGACGCCCGGCAACAGGCGCTGTCCCGGCGTGTGGACACGCAGCCAAGCGCGGCGCGACAAGTGTGTGGAGGCCCTTGGATGACCCCGACCAAACTCCTGATCGCCCAGCGCCTGGCCGAACACGCCCGCGAAGGCCGCGCCATCGTCAGCCTGATGAAGCCCTTCGACGACGACCCGCGCTGGGCCGGCGTGGCGTCAGACCTGGCCATCGCCAGCGAGACAGCGGAGTTTTGGGCCAAAGAAATCAGGGCGGAGGAACCATGCGCAAAGCCATCACCACGGCCTTGATCCTGCTGCTGTGGCCATGGTGGACGCTGCGCGCCTGCGTCGTCTCGGCCATCGGTGTGGCCGTGCTGGTGGCGCGGGCGATCCTGGCCGAATGGAGCCGCGCATGATGCCCGGCCTGTACGTGTTTGCCGCTGTCGGCATCGTGGCCGGCGCGCTGGGCTTTGCTGGCGGGTGGCAGGTGCAAGGCTGGCGCCTTGGCGAGCAGATCGCCAACATCAAGGCCCAGCAGATCGAGGCCGTCAACACCGCCACGCGCGAGGCGCGGTCCACCGAATCGCGCCGATACCAGGAGATCCACGATGCCCAAGTCAAATCCGCCGCGCGCGCCCAGGCTGCCCGCGCTGCTGCTGTTGCTGCCGCTGCTGCTGGCGGCGGGTTGCGCGACGACATCGCCGCCAGTCTGCGAGCCAGCCAAGAATCCGCCGCCGCCTGCGCTCAGCACGCCGCTGCCCTCGGTGGACTACTCGGAAAGTGCGAGGCTGACTATCGAGGCATGGCGGAAGCAGCTCAAGGCCATGCCGGCGATGTGACGCTGCTGCTGGAGAGCTGGCCGAAGTGATGGCGGCGGCGTGGGAACCGACCCGCCGCAGCCCAATACTGGCGCGGGTCGATTTTCTAAAAAAGTCCCCGCGAGCCGCGCCGCAAGTCGCGCCGGTGCTGGATCGAACCAGAAGATTGTGATTCTGGTCGTCGTGGGTTCGAGTCCCATCAGCCACCCCATAAATTCAAGGTTCCCACGCTATCACTTTTGATACGTGGGAATTTTTCTTAGGGGCCGTGGGAATTCAAAGCGACTTCCGGCTCACAATTTTGCTCCGCTCGTACACCCCCGCCGTCGTCGCCGGGTTGGCGTGCAGCTCAGGCAGCTCGCCGAAGCGCAGTTTGAAATACGTGGTGTAGTGCCCCCGCAGGTCGTGGAAGGTGAAGCGCTGCGCCACCACGCCGGCTGCCACGGCGCGGTCCATCAGGCGGCCCCACATGGTCTTGAATCCGGATTCGCTGTACGTGTCTTGCCCGCGCGGTGACTTGAACACCGGGCCAAGCGGGTTGTAGCTGTCGCCGGCCATCGCTTTCTGGCGCTCCAGCACGGCGCGCAGGGCGTCGCTGATGCCCACCAGTTCGCGCTTGACCTGGCCGCCGTGTTGTTTGGCGCGGGTCAGGCGGATGATGTGGTCGTCCACGGCCGGCCAGTGCAGCTTGAGGAACTCGGCGCGGCGGTTGCCTGTGAGCGCGGCAAACTGGGCCATGCCCACCAGCACCTGGGCGGACGGGCCTTGTTCCAGCGCCCAGGCGGTGAAGGCGTCGAGCTCGGCGGCTTCCACCAGGCGGGTGCGCGGGCTTTCGCGGTTGCGGCGCACCTCGCGGCATGGGTTGCGCTCGATGTCGCCGCGCTCCACGGCCAGGTTCATGAGGTTGCTCAGCACCGCCACCTCGCGGTTGGCCACCACGGGCGCCGCGGCGCGCTCCACGCGCAGGTATCGGGCCACGTCGGCGGGGCGGATGGCGGCGGCCAGGCCATGTTCGAACACCTTGGCCAACTGCCGCCAGCATTCACGATACTGGCGCTTGGTGCCGTCGGCCAGGCGGGTGAAGTCTGGGGATTGCTCGTACAGGCGCCAGAGCTGGCCGATGGTGCCCTGATCCGGCGCACGGCTGGCCATGTCGAGCACCTGACGGATGGCCAGGGCCTTGTCGGTGCCCAGGTTGATCGGCTTGCCGCGCGTGCCGTCGGGCTGCAGCGGGTGGAAGCGGTAGGTGATCTGCCCGTCTTTTCGCGTGCGCGCCTCCATGCGCGGCAGCAGGCCGGTGGCGGATTGGCGGTCGCGGGGGCGGGGCATGGGTTCTGTGTGATTGTGCCGGGTTTGGTGCTACGTTTATGATAGCTGCGTGTGGCCGGTTGGCGCTGGGTAGTGGCTGATTTGGCGCATAAATTGGCCAGTTTATCCGGCAGAATCTGCGGGATATATTGCGTTAGCGGTCACAGTCCGCACTCCGCTGTGATCTGCGTTTTCTTCTTCAGACTTTGGTAGTAGGCCACGCTTTCGCACTCGCCCACCACTTCGTCCCAGTCGTTGTACTTCGTCGCCTGCGGGCCAGCGGGTAGCGCCTTCATGCACTGCTGGAAAATCTCGCGCCGTAGGCACTGGTCAGGCCCGGTGCTCTCCGTGCATCCGCCCGCTAACACGGCGGTCAACAAGGACGCTGCGCCAATAAGCGTTCGTCTCATTCTGAAAGTCCTTTCTCAGGCGCAGCGCCTGTTACCTCAGCGTTATGCCCCACACCCTTGCGCACTATAAAGGAAGTCCGTTTGCTCGTAAGCATCGCGCACCGTGTCCGGTACAAATAGCGACCCTTGCGCCTTGTGCTGCTCGAATCTTTTGCAGGCCGCAGCGTAGTAATCCGCATCTAGTTCCATCCCAACAAAGTCAAACCCCATATTGTGCGCTGCTATCGCGCTGCTTCCGCTTCCAAGGTGCGTATCAAGGATGCGCTGCCCCGGCTTGGCGTAGTTCGTCAAAAGCCATTCATAGAGCTTTACGGGCTTTTGGCACATGTGGATTCTTGTCTCGCTGGTGTTACGCACATGCTTAAAAATCTTGGCGTTTTTATCAAAACTTGCCCACGCATATTCACAGTCAGCCATCGTTTCCATGTGCGCAACTTTGTCCCACATCAAAAAACACCGCGATGGTGGCAGGGTAAAATAATTTCCGCCCCAAATAATTTGATGGTCGCTCACACGGAAAAGCTCCTCAAAGTATTCTTTGCTCGGTGCTTTGTCCCACTCAGCATCACCAGTTTTGTATTTTGCCGCCCATGTTCCGCCCGTGGTAAGTTTATCGCCCAAGCCGTATGGCGGGTCTACGATGGCAAGGTTAAAAGCCTTGTCCGGCAATCCGGCCATGTATTCCATGCAGTCAATGTTCAAAAGTTCTATGCTCATATTAACCTCAAAACCGGCATAACCCGGCGTTCAACTCGGACTAGCCGATAAAGCCCGGCTAGCCGGTTAACTTTGCGTTAGAACTCATGCAATCAATCGCCCTTGCCGCTGCGCGTCCTCGATCCGGCGACACGCAATGTCGAAGTATTTGGGTTCGCGCTCGATTCCGGTGAAGTCGCGGCCCATGTGCATACATGCAACTCCCGTGGTTCCGCTCCCCATGAACGGGTCGAGAACGCTGCTTATTTTCCCGGCTCGCTCAATGCACCACTCCATCACTGGAAACGGCTTTTGCGTCGGGTGGTATCGTTCTTCCTTGACCCGCATGTAAGGCCCGCTCCACAGATACCTCTTCAACCTCACGGCTGTTGGTAGGTTCGTCCAGGCAAGCTCGCAATCTGCGAACGTGGTAACGCCGGCTGTTTCCTTGTCCCAAACTAACCAGCACGGCGACGGTGGAAGCCTGAAGTAGTTGCCGCCCCACACAATCGCAACCTTCCCCGCCGCAACAACCAGTGCAAGCAATTCATCATCCGGCGGCGCTAAGTCCCAGCGAGCCTCGCCAGTTTCTGCGGCCCACTTGTCCGCGCTTTTGCCTGCGCCAACGTCCGCGCCAATCCCATACGGCGGATCAGTAATCACAGCGTCCACCTTTGGCAACGTCGGCAGAATGTCCCGGCAGTCGCCCAGGTAAAGCGTTGCGTTGCCTATCGTTTCAATTCGCATGGGTTCCTCGTTGGTTCAAGCGCATGAGTTCTAACAATTCGTTCCATGCGAGGCCGCTTCGCGGCCCGCATGAACTCAGCCGTTAGGCCATACCATGGCTGTGCTGTTGGTTCCGGCTCCGTAGCTCACCACGGTTTGACGGCTAACAGGTCGATCAATCAGATTCGTTTCACTCACTGCTTATCTCCGGCGTTAGCGGTCACAGTCCGCACTCCGCTGTGATCTGCGTTTTCTTCTTCAGACTTTGGTAGTAGGCCACGCTTTCGCACTCGCCCACCACTTCGTCCCAGTCGTTGTACTTCGTCGCCTGCGGGCCAGCGGGTAGCGCCTTCATGCACTGCTGGAAAATCTCGCGCCGTAGGCACTGGTCAGGCCCGGTGCTCTCCGTGCATCCGCCCGCTAACACGGCGGTCAACAAGGACGCTGCGCCAATAAGCGTTCGTCTCATTCTGAAAGTCCTTTCTCAGGCGCAGCGCCTGTTACCTCAGCGTTAGGTTTCACAACAGCCCCTCCTGCACAGGCTGTCTCGGCTCTTCGGGTGGCAGTAGCGGCGCCTGGGCCTGGGCGCGGGCTATGCGCTCACAGGCAATGTCGAAATACTTGCGCTCGCGCTCGATGCCGACGAACTGCAAACCCATCCGGGCGCAGGCAACGCCGGTTGTTCCGCTGCCCATGAATGGGTCAAGCACTGTTTCAGCCTTCGGGTGCAGGCTAAGACACCATTCCATTAAGGCCGCCGGTTTCTGCGTTGGGTGTTCAGCCCGTAAACCTCGTTCGGAGTCCTTGAACGCACCACACCATTGATGCGTAAAAATTCGCATTGTCCCGGTAACGTTTGAAAAAGCACACTCCCCGTCTGCGTATGAATTGTTGCCTGTTTTCTTGTTCCAGATAAGAATACCTGGGCAATCCCCTAGGTCTGCCGCAAAATAATTGCCACCCCAGATAATCCACTTTTTCCCAGATTGTCGGATCATTTCAAGCATCGCCGTGTCTGGTCTAGCATCCCAAGTACTTGCCGTATCATCAACCGAGTAAATTGTTTCCTTGCCAAACATCATCCCATTACCGCCATCTTTCTTAAAAATCCCATACGGCGGGTCGGTCAGCACCAGGTCAACGGGCGGCAGCAGCGGCAGCACTTCGCGGCAGTCGCCGTGCCATAGTTCAGCATTTCCAATCACTACTTTCTCTGCCATCTCAATTCCTTTCTATCGTGTGCCGCCTAACCGGGCGCTCAAGCGGACGCCTTCGGCGCGCGCTTAGCTGTTGGGTTAAAAATCCTCACGCCGTCCGGCTCCACCGCAACCCATTGGCTGCCGCCTGGCGCTGGGGTTCCGCTGGGGCAGGGCCGGTGAGCGCCCGCTCGGCTGCAATGCGCCCAACCAGCAGGGTGCCGTCTGGCCGGGTGCGGTAGGGCACGCCCATGACCTGCAGCGCCCGCGCCTGGGCCGATGGTCGGCGCAGGTGCGTGAGGCTCAGCAGCTCGTCGTCGGTGAGGTGGAGGGGGGTGGTCATTGCATCGCTCCCTGTGTATCCATGCCCCGGTACACCTCGCGCCGAATCCGCCCCAGCACCTCGATCGACCACTGCGCGGCGCGCTCGGCAATGCCGTGCCGGTCAAGGTCGATCAGGCTGTCCATGACGGAGGCGGCGGCGCGGGCGGTGAGCAGCTCGGGGCCGGTGAATCCGACCCGGCCGGTGCGCACGAAGCGGGCGGTGATGGCTTCGTAGGTGTCGAGCTGTGCCGCGATGGCGATCTGCGCCTCGTCGGTAAAGGTCATGCCATCGGCGGCCAGCAGGGTCATGATCTGGCTGTAGGTGAGGCCGGTTTCGATCCAGTCCCACAGGTCGTCTTTGGTGGCGGTGCCGGTGGCGAAGCGGTCCACCAGATCCCAGTGGATCAGCTTGCAATCCAGCTTTTTCACGGCGGGCAACGGTGCGCGCCAGAACTTGGGCAGCTCGGCGCGCTTGGCGCGGGCGGCTTGGCGGTGGGCGGATTTCATGCGGCTTCCTTCATTCGTTGAACAAGCACGACAACTGCTGCCGCAGCGCAGAGCGCCACGACGCCGTTTCCGACGCACTTGAGGCGCTGGGCTCGGCAATGGTCCATCCCACTGGCCAGCCCATCAGCCACTCCCCGAAGGCCGGATTGAGCCGTTTTGTCGAGGGCGGGGGCGAGGCCGGGCCACTCCCGCAGGATGGCGGGCCATCCGGCATCGGCTGGGCCTGGTGCGAAGAATGGGCGACAAAGTTGCTCAGTTGGTCCATGTGCTTGCGCCCCCCCCCCTGTGACCAGTGCGTGTTGTTCCGAGTTCGCGCCCTTGCTGTCGCGGGCTGCTGGTGTTGGCCACTGCTGGACCACATCCGACAGGTTGGCTTGTCCAACAAGAATTCCGGACTTCAGTGCAGGGCTCGGTCGGTAATAGGCCGTCCCAATCAACTCCGCACCGCGCCCCTGATTGGTGTCCGTTGTCCTCGGAGTCGGCCACTGCGCAGCGGCTACCGTCAACGGCAGGCCCGCACCGTTCCCGTTCCCGTGTTTCTCTTTCAGCAGCGCAGCCCGTGCGTGCCATGTTTCCGGCGTCTCGCCGTCGTTGGCAATTGATGCGCTCGGAGTCGGCCACTGCGCACTCGGAAGCATCAGGTCGCCCTTGCTCCCGGCCTGGTTCGGGCCGCCCTTGGTGCCGTCCGTGCCATTCGGGGCCGGCCATGCCTGCGCTTGTCCCACCAGCTCCGGCATATGGGGCCGGTGCGCCACATTGCCCCGCTTCTCGGAATCGTTGGCTTTGGGTGTGGCCCAGCTCGCTGCTTGACCCGCAAGCACCATCCCGTGACTGATTCCGTGGCTCGGGGCAATTTTGGTCGTGCGGTTGCTGTTGTCGCTGCTGGTCGGCGTGGCCCAATACGCCGCCTCGGTCGGCAGTCCCGTCGTGCGCTTGGTGTCCGCCCGCTTCTGTGCTTCCGGGTCGATCTTGCTCATGTCCCGTGCGCCGCTGCAGACATCCGGGGTTGTCCACGCTCCTCCACGCCCAGCAAAACCACCGCTCGCGCCCATGGCTGGCGCCCACGTCGGACGCTGAAAGAGTGAGCCATTCCGCATTCCACCCGCGGTCGGCCAGTTCTCCCAGGACGCGGGCGGCCGCGCGCTCGTCGAGAGGCCCTTCGGTTTCGTCCACAACGGAGGCGGTGGCACTAGCGATGCCTGCGACGTTTTCCAGAAAGAGGTATCTCGCACCGCAAGCGTGGGCAATGTCGAGGATGTCGAAAAAGAGGCCGCTGCGTTTGCCATCAAGCCCGGCCCGGCGCCCTGCAAGGGACAGGTCTTGACACGGGAAGCCCGCAACAACGCAATCCACTGCTCCAGCCCAGGCTGCAGCGTCGAAGGTGAGAATGTCGGACCAGACAGGTGCTGCATCCAGCGAGCCGTCTTGCATGCGCGCTGCCAGGACGGCGGCTGGGTATGCTTCCCGCTCAAGGTGGCAGACGGTGCGAGTCTCGACGCCCAAGTGGGCGAGCCCGGCTCGCAGTCCTTCGCCAAGCATGCCCACGCCGGCGCAGATTTCAAGGGTATTGATA